GATAGAGTTGATCAGGTTTATATTAATAAGAAAGAGGATGTTGCGGTTTATCGTTTTAGATTGTCTTTTCCTACTCCATTTAAAAGTTTGGTTCATTTTATTAAGCATAGTTTTGACAAGAGTGATAATAGTTTTTTGATTTCTTCAGGAGGTTGGTTGCCTTTGGGTTCTATTAAGTCCGAGTTGAAGACTAGAGTTCGAGAATATAGGCAGCCTTGGCCTAATGGAGAAGTTTTTGTTGGTTCTTTGGTCGAGGGAAGATATGCCACGTATGATTACCAGAAAGTTGGCTTGTGCGGTTCTTGCATTTATTCAGTTGCAGGAGGAATATTAGGGATGCACGTAGCAGGCGATGTTGTCAATAACCAAGGAATTTCTATTTTGTGGAGTGAGAGCTTAAAGACTGATTTGCTTAATATTCTTTCTGTACGAGGTTGTGATCTTAGTTTGGATTTGAAGCCAATTAAAGGGTGCGATATGAGTGTAGCCAAGTTAGATGGAGAAGTTTATGGTGTTGTTCCTTCTGGAACAAATTTTGGTCCTTCTCCTTTGTTTGGTATATACCCGATTACTAGAGCACCGGCCAATTTGCAATATAATGGTTATCACACGGTAAAAGATATAGCGAAAAAATCCTTCTCCACTTGTGCTATTGTGAGTACTGCAGAGATAGATTTTGGTAAGCAGGTTATGCGTAGCATGTTATCTGGTTTCGGAGACCTAACAGAAGAACAAGTAGTTCGTGGTACTGAATTTTTAGCTGGTTTAAATAGGAAATCTTCTAATGGTTATAAGTGTGAAAAAGAAAAGAATGTGTATATTGATTTTGTTAACTCATGTTTAACTGAGAAGTGTAAAAGTGATTTGTGTATTTTAGAAAATAAATTAGATAAATATGAGTTAGATTGGGAGAAATTGGCATGGGTTGAAACTTTAAAAGATGAGTTGCGCAACGAGGAAAAATTTGGAGAACCTCGTAGTTTTAGAGTTGGAACCATTTTCAATCAAATTTTGACTAAGAAATATTTTGGAGGTTTGGTTGAACATGTCATAAAGAACCGGAGTTTTAATAAAATTATGATAGGATGTAATCCTATCAAAGAATGGCCTGTTATTTATAATCAGCTTTGTTCTGGACGAGTTTTTGCTGGAGATATTAAGAAATGGGATGGTAGTATGCCATGTCAAATTCAGCGTGCTGTCAATGATGTTATTTTGGAATTTTATAGCGGTGACCACGCTGTCGCAGCTAGCATTGTGTTAGAAAGTATAATGCATTCTATTTTGATAGTTCAGGACGATTTGTATTTGACAACTCATTCTATGTCTTCAGGTAGCTTTTTGACTGCCATAATGAATAGTTTAGTTAACAAGTTTTATACTGCTTTGTGGTATTATAGATGTTTACAACAAAAAGGAATTAAACCGACTATTTTTGGTTTTTGGGCTGATGTAGATGATTATGTTTATGGAGATGATAAGCTAAACGTCGTCAGGCAACATGGAGATGTGTTAAATGCTTTGTCTATGAGAGAGTTTTTTCTCTCTTTGAACATGGATTTTACAGATTCTTTTAAAAGACCAATTACAGTTGCATTTCAGGATGTAGATGATGTTTCATTTTTGAAGCGTTCTTTTGTTTGGCATTCTGAATTGCAGCAAGTTGTTTGTCCTTTGGATTTACGAACTTTATTTTCTGGGTTGAGTTTTGTTGATTTTGGAAAAGACATTGACTTGGTTATGCGGGACAAGGTTAATGCTTTTCAGAGAGAAATATATTTGCATCCAGATTATGATGATTTGTTAGCTGATTTTTTGAATAGGTTGAATAAATTTAATATGAATTTTATTATTTTAGATAAAAATTATTTAAAATCTTTATACAAAGATGATAATTTTGTCGTTCCGCTTTCGTGGGGTGACGTTTTATACCATTAATTTCTAGGGTTATAACCACCATTTGTGTATATTTGTGTGGTGGGCCACTTACTTTTGGTATATTTATTTTTTTTTAACAAGTATACGGTGCGGATTGATGTGTTTTTCACAGTGACACTCTCGCACCTTAAATTTAATTCTGTGACACAAAATACAATTAATAATAATTTGGATGGTGGTTCCGATAATCCACCAAAAAATGATACTAGTGTGGTCCAAATGAATTCTAATCAGGTTACAAGTACTTCTGTTGTAGATGTTGAAGCTGCTAACTTTTTCTCAGCCGTTAGGACTAAAGAAACCGTTAGCATTCCCTACATTTACGATAAGCAGGTTAAGTTTGATTGTTTACCGCCTAAATTAGAAATGGATTATTCTAGAATCTTGCATAAACCTTATTTTATAGAGAATATCGAGTGGGCTACTAATACATCCGGGGCAATAGGTATTATTTCTATACCCAGTGCCATTTTGATAAATAAATTGGCTGCTATACCTTTTCAGGCTTCTGTTTATTATCGGGCCAAAATTTCTGCGATTTTGCAAGTTGCGGGTACTCCAATGCATCAAGGTTGCGTTCTCGCTGCCGTGGTGCCAGCTGGAATGCCTATAGATCCATCAGGAGGCTTGGAATTTAACACTCTTATGTGTGCTCCACATGCATTTTTAAATGCAAACGAGTCCACTCCAGTTAGAATTCAAGTTCCTTTTTATGTGCAAGGAAAATTTGCTGCCATTGATTTGGCTGGAACTACGGTTAATCCGTATGCAAAGAATTCTGATTATGCTGATTTGTACATGCAAGTATTAAATTTGCTTACTGCGCCTACTGGTGGAAGTACCAAGTTGACTATTTCGGTTCATTTTATGTTTGATGATTTGGAGTTTTATGTTCCACACGTAGATCCTACCTGGCAGTTGTTGCCGCAAGGTTTGGTTGAGGATATGTCTAAGACTACTTCTAAGGCTATTGATGGTTTGTTCTCGGTTACTAAGAAGTATACCGGGGACATATTGGATAACGTTAGGGGTGGTATTAGAGCTTGGACTGGGTTACATAATCCAGAAAAGCCTGAACTTTGTGGTAGGAGCGCTGTCCAATATAGGCAGAATTTGAATTTAGTTGACACGCCAAATTTTTTTGAGAAATTAGATCCGTATGGTGATTTTGTTAAGACCGTGGATGATTTTATTTTTGATACTGATGTGGATGAGATGACTATTGCTCATTTGAAGTCAAAACCTCAGCTTATTGGCAATTTTAAAGTGCGAACTGCTGATGCTTCAGGAAAACTTCTTTGGTCTAGGCCAATAACTCCTATTCAAGAAATTAATACTGTGTCGTATGTTAATGTTCCTGGTGATACTGTGTGGACTAATGCCCACACTAATATACACCAGACTTTGGCTTACTTGTCACGGTTTTGGAAGGGTAGTATTAATATTCATTTGCAATCTGTTATGAGTAATTTTCATTATTGCAAGTTGATTATCGCCCGAGATTATTCGCCCGACCAAAAGATGGAAAATAGTTATCCTACTTTTGATTCTATAACAAATTTGTTGACTGAAACAGTTGAGTTTTCTGCTGGAGGCCAAATTCAAACTTTTGAGTTACCTTATTGCTCTCCGTTGAATCAGTTGCCTTGTTCACGTGATTTTACACATAATGCCTTGCAGCATGGTGTGTATTATATATATTTATATCAACCTTTGGTGTATAATGGTTCAGTTTCGACAGAAGTCGAATTTAATGTTTATTTAACTTTGGGTGATGATTTTGATTTCTTTGGTTATGCCGTTGATCCAACTTGTACTAGACTGCAGGCGGTTACTGAGATTCCCTCAGTATTTTTTAACAATCCATCAGAGGATTCTGAGTTGCAACCCCAAGCTGCGGCATTCGCTAATGTTAGTTCACAAGATGGAATTTTAAATCATAAGACGGATTTGGATACCGATTCTATGTACGATATGAGACCAATCAAGTCAGTTCGAGACCATATTCGCCGCTTTGTTAAAGTTGCCGCTGGATTTGTTCCTGTTGACGTTTTTGAAAGTAATAGAGGTCTTTTTAGAATTGCAGTTGCGGATTTGATTGGCGTTGCTCCTAGAATTGGAACCGTTGATCCAGTTCCCGTGGCAAAAGTGTTTGATTCTCCTTCTCGAAATATTATTTCTAAAATGTTTTATGGTTTTAACGGAGGTACTAAATTTAAGTTAGTCGTTAACGGTTCTACTATTGCTGAAGCGTGGTATGTCCCCCCGTCTTACTCTAATGTAGACGTTATAGCCGGTGCGGGTGATGTTTGGGTTTCTAATTCTCCTATTGATAATGACGGATCTGACGTGAATGGAACTATTTCACAAATGTTCAGATTTCCGGAGAGACTTAATCCTGTGCCTGCTCAGCGTACTGCTATTGAGTATTCTGTTCAGACTCCATCTGTGGAAAGACCTAATTATATCAATGTCTTGCCCGGATATATATTGAAAACACTGGACCCTGGCACCGATTCTAACCGCATTGCACATGCCTGCACCGAGTTAGAGTTTATGGTGCCGTATATGTCGTCATTTAGGTTTGCAGGCGATTATTCTAAGTTTGGTTATACTGATGATTTATCTTTGATGCAATTGGCTACTCATGGATTGGGTTATCTTGTGTTTCGTATTGCTGCCCCTGAGGTTTATAGCCCAGGAGTTTTGACGCAGCAAGCTGCTATTTCTTATGAAATTTTTGTTGCTAATACTGACGAAGCGCGTTTAGGTTATCAAATTAACGCGCCGCAAGTTGTGTTGCCGGCTTATAAGGTTGGTAATACTTATTATCAGTTGGCAGCTTCAATTAGCCCAGTTTCCAGAAAACCGCCTTTGTCAACAGTTTCAGGCGCCCCTGGTTTTCCAGTGTCAACAAATTGTTATGCGTGCTACTTCGCTTCCACTTAAAGCAGTTTTGAGGATTTGACCCCCCTCAAGTAAAATATGGTCGTCATTTTAAGATCTTTGTGATTATGCGCAGG